TCCAGAGATATCAGTTACTGTTGGTTATACAGAGTTTAGACCGGGGTTTTGGTTCTTTACTAGCGATGAAGAAGTATTTAGATGGATAACATTCAATGGTTTAGTTATAACTCAGTTAGATACTAATTTAGTTTCAGCTATTATTGGTATGTATTTTGGTGGGAGTCTAGTTAGAAGATGATGCCAGATGATTACAGGAAGATGATTCTATTCTTCCTCCTTGCTTTTTGTTTTTTATTAGGATGGTTTATCGGTAAACTATTACTAATAGCTTATAATTTATACATTAGTGGATGAATTTAGAGATAAATTAGAAATATTTATCCTAATAGTTCTATTTTTAACACTTTTAATAGCAATATCCGGCTAGAAAGCCTGACATTTATTCTAAAGAAAAGTATATAAAAGTAAGGTGATTGTACCTCTTAATATAAAACAAAGCCTTAGAATTGATTTTAGAGGTCCAAATTCTCTAACATTAGTAGATTTATAAGGTTACTCATTAATAATGATAAGCCAATAGCATTAACCATTATCAATGCTCTATCTCGCCATAATATTCCTACAATTAACCAACAAAAAACTCCTAATAAAGACAAACCTAAATCTGTATAAATCATACCTTCTGCTCCTCGCATAGACATAGCAAGTAAAATTAATATACTACCTGCCCATTTTATATACCAAGAGAAATCTCCTTTTGGAGTAGCTGATTTAAATATTCTTTTAGAGTTTGTTAATTCTTGAGGGTCAAACTTTTGTTTAGTCATTGTTTATATTTTCTTAAAGTTAAAGTGTTTTCTATAAGTTTATGTATTTTATCTAATTCACCTTTAGCAGTTCTTAAAACTGTTTGTAAAGTTTCATAGTCATAATCATTAAACTGTTCTTTTATTTTATCTATTTCAGCAACACTGCGTTCACTAACTAAATTACCTTTAGCATTGAAAACTATTTTATAGCTGATTAGATTCGCTTCTTTTGACATTGGTAAACTCCAGTGTACCATAATCTCCTCGAAGTCCGGCTTTCATATAAGAAGTAGCTCGACCTTCAAAGAAGTTTTGGTGTTCAACTCCTGTTACCTCGTCTAGCCAAGGAAGTGGATTTTCCTTTTGCCCATAATTAGGTTTTAATCCTATCTGTAGTAATCTTCTATCAGCTATGTATCTATTGTATTTATACATATCGGATTTTGTTAACCCTTTCATATCTCCCATCTCAAAGACTAAATCTAGAAACTTATCTTCTAGCTCAACCATATGACGACATATCTCATATATCTCTTTCTTAAAGTCGTCTGTCCAGATATCTAGATTTTCTTTTATAAATTCTTTAAATAACTTTGTCATACCTTCAACATGCAAAGATTCATCACGAATAGAATAGGTTACTATTTGACCCATACCTTTCATCTTACCGAATCTAGGAAAGTTTAACAGAATTGCAAAGCTACTAAATAGTTGTAACCCTTCAGTAAATGCAGAGTAAACAGCTAAAGTCTTAGCGATTTCTCTTTTATTAGCTCTAGTAGGTTTAAACTGTTCTATGTAATCATGTTTGTTTGCCATCTCTTCATAATCAGAAAAAGCTTTATATTCTGAATCAGGCATACCTACTGTATCTAATAATAGAGAGTAGGAATGCTGATGAATAGCTTCCATATTAGCAAAAGATAGCATCATCATTCTAGCTTCAGGTGTTTTAAACATTGGTAAATATTTATCAACATAACCAGAAGCCACATCAACATCTGATTGAGTAAACAATCTAAATATCTGTGTTAACAAATTCTTTTCATTGTCAGTCAACTGCTCGTTCCAATCTTTTACATCACCATGTAAAGGAACAGAAGCAGGATGCCAATGCATTTGATTTTGTAAATCGTAGTATTCAAACATCCAAGGATGCTCAAAAGGTTTGTAGTAGTCTCTTATTTTTAATAAGCTCATTTTTCCTCCAAATCAAAATAATTATTAAGAACTTCTATTTTGTCATGATAGTCTGCCATATGACCAAGTTCTTTTTCTACTGTTTCCATAATATCTGAATGTTCGCCAACCCCTACACTTTTTTGTAAATAGTTTTCAACATTGATTCTATGTTTGTGTAATTGACCAGTAAAGTATTGTTTTAAAACATCTATACTGACATCTCTAAAGTCATCCATTGTTTTATCCTTGTCCTCTATTTGGTTTGTAGCTTCTTCTAAAATTTTTATTCATGGTAGAAGTGGCTACATTCCTTCTACCTTGACTTGTTTTTTTACCTCTAGCACCTGCAACTGGTGTGTGGCTTTTTGTTGTACTCCATTTAGCTGCCATTATCCCTCACATGCTATACATTCTACTTCATCTAATTTTATTCTTTCAACTTTTACATTAACATTTTCAGCTGCTTTTGCTGCATCTGACCTAAAGTAGTAAAGTGATTTTAATTTATGCATGGCATACCAATGCACATCATTAACATACTGTAAATATTTATCATGCTCCTCTTGGTCTGCTGTGGCTTTTGGTAGCACAAAAAATAAATTTACACTTTGAGATTGACAGATAAACTCTTGTCTAATATGAGCATGTTCTACTAACTGTAATTGATTTATTTCATCAGCAGTTTTAAATACTTCTTTTTCTTCATCTGTAAAAATATCTAACTCTTGTATAGAGCCACGAGCATCTAATATCTTTCCCCAGATATTTTCTATTTCTTCTTTTGAGAGGTCTTTCTTTTTGAGTATCTTGTCAAGGTGTTTGTTTCTGACTTTAAAATTTCCGGAAAGAGTTTTGTGCGTATATACATTAGCACGATATGGCTCAATCGAAGGAGATGTCCCACCACATATAATACTAGAAGAGGCATTAGGAGCAATGGCAAGAAGATGAGCATTCCTGTATATACTATCGCTTGAATCAGGATAGCTTCCCCTGTCTGTAGCCAAAGCTTCAGAGGCTTTATTAGATTCTGACTTGATGTGTCTAAAAATTTCTCTATTGATTGAAGTTTGTAACAACCCTGCAAATGGTAGGTTTTTAGTTTGGAGGTAAGAGTGGAACCCCATTGCTCCAAGACCAATCGACCTTTCTCTATAAGCTGAGAAAGCTGCTTTTCTATAGCCTTTCCTTTCTTTTCTAACATACTTTTTAAATCTTTTATAGTTAACATTATATTCTCCTAGTAGTGATGTATCGACAACATATTCGATAAAATGTTCTAACACATTATCTAACATCGTAATTAAATCTTTTATAAATAATTTATCTTCTTTCCATTTATCATAATGTTCTAAGTTAACACTAGACAAACAACAAACAGCAGTTCTTTCTTCGTTTGTTGGTAAAGTTATTTCAGAACATAAATTACTTTGTTTTATTTCTAAACCTAAATCTTTTTGTCCTTGAGGTAAGGCTTCATTACAGGTATCTATATTTACTAGGTAAGGCTCTCCAGTCTCTGCTCTAGCATCTAATAGTTTTGCCCATAAGTCTCTAGCCTTTACAGTTTTAACAGCTTCTCCTGATTTAGGGTCTATAAGTCTCCAATCTTCATTCTCTCCTACTGCTTTTAGAAACTCATTATTTATATTTACTCCATTGTGTAAATTTAAATTTTTCCTATTTAAATCACCACCTGATTCTTTTCTCATGGCAATAAACTCTTCTATCTCAGGATGCCATACATCCATATACGCAGCATAGCTACCTCTACGAGTTGTGCCTTGATTAAAAGCTAACATCTGTGAGTCAACTACATGCATAAAAGGAATGGAGCCGGTAGATTTAGAACCATGTTTAGTAGGTACACCATCACTTCTAATATCTCCCCAGTAACCACCAATGCCACCTCCGGCACTAGCTAACCAAATATTTTCATCATAGTGTTTTGATAGACCATCTCTACTGTCTGGGACATAGTTTAGAAAACAGCTAATAGGTAAGCCTCTGGTAGTCCCACCATTACTAAGAATAGGTGTACTAAACATAAACCAAAGATTAGAAGCATAATCATATATTCTTTGAGCCATCTCAAAATCTGTGTGACCTTTGTAGGTGCTAACAAAAACTGCTGCTCTTGCGAAAGCTTCTTGACACGATGTTTCATCATTCCATAAATATCTATCTTCAACTGTACTAATACTAAAGTTGTCTAATTTCTTATCTCTATCATAATCTATTTCTATACCTAAGTATGGTTTTACCCCTACTTTATCTACCATTATTTTCTTCCTCCAAAATGTATAATGCAATTATTGCGTAGTGAATTATTTTTATTAAGTCTTGTTTATTCTTACCTTCTTTCTTACCAAATCTCATAGCATACTTCATGATATTACCTATACTAAAACTTTCTCCATGTCCGGCATCAATAATCATATCGGTAGCTTGATACTTGCCATTACCATAATGAGAGGTATAAGTTTTATCTATTTGCTTTTTAACTTCTTTAATTATTTTATCTTCTTTAAATTTATATTTAATCATTTACAATCTCTGTTATTTCAATTACTTGAGGTATCTTAACAACTTTTGTTAAGTATGCTGGACCTTTTGCATAATCAAACACACGAAGTCCCTTACCATTATTGGCATCTTTGTGACATTCAAACTTGTGAGAACACCAAGTACATTCTCTAGCGATTTTATAATTACCTGATGCTCCTTCTGGGATAGGTGGATAGCAAAAGTCAGGAGGTGTTTTTTTCTTAATCGTAGACTTAACCTTTTTAATTTTAGAGTCTATATTAGGCTTGTCAAGGTCTTCAGGAATATACAAGCACAATTCTCCTGTTTCTTTATTGATAGCAAGAAAACCACCTTGGTCACTAGCTTCTGCATGTTCATATCCTGCAAGTTGAGCCATGTAACCAAAAGCATCTTGTTCGGCTAATGTGCCATTCTTAAACTTCTGAAAAGCAAATCCAGAAGCTGATTTAATATCTATTACTTGTCCATCAATCTTACAATCCATGTGACCCATAACACCATTAATTTTTATTTCTTTTTGTTCATCAGTTACTTTGTGTCCGGCTATTTCTACTAAGAATAAAACTAATCTTTCTAAGATATGTCCATACAAAAACTTAATCATGGTAGGAGCAGGAACTCCTGTTGGCTCTTTCTCTGAGTTCATATCAAACCAGAGCTGTCTTAATGGTTTCCCTACATTAGACATTCTAATAGTAGGTTTTTGTTTTGCTCTAGGACTAGACCAATCTCGTAAAGCATGTTCCATAAACTTACCAAAAGATTCGTATTGTTCTTCAGTTATGTTTAATGGTTTGCCTTGTCCTAAATCACCAACTACTTTATAGATATCATCTATAAGGGTATCTAAATTTTTCTTACTCATCGACAAGCTTCCTTAAAATATCTGGTGAAGTTAATAGATTTAATTTTACTAAATACATTTTACTTGCATTATGGTCTCCTCCAGAAACAGAGGGGAAAGTGTTTTGTTGAATTAACTTTTTTAAATGTTCTACTTTTATAAAGAAAGATAAACAGACACATCCTTTATAACATAAATTCTGCAACCAGTAATCAGATTCTGTTGCCATAATACCAGATGGTTTGCCATAGGATTCATATTCAATAGCTATGTTGCCTGTGTCCATCCACATACCTCTTTCAGTTTTAACTTCAACTTTAGAGTTTACTACGATATTTAAAAATTCGTCTTCATATTTTTGACCATACTTTAAATCTAGGTCAAACTTTTTTCTGTCGGCTTTAGTGGGTTTCACTCCAATTACCTCCTAATTTATATTCACCATCAAGAGGACAGAACATATTAAAATGTTCTCCGGCTTCTTTGATAGCTTCAACTGCTAGGAATCCAGCTTTTGCAGCTTGACAATCTTTAACTTCTATCTGCCATTCGTCATGTATATTACCTACAAAGTTAGCAGTTATATTGGTTAATTTAAATTTATAATCTAATAAGGCTAGTGCTTTTTTCATAACTATTGCACCTCCTCCTTGTAGTAAAGTATTAAGAGCAGCATGTTCACTTCTAACATAAATCTTACGACCATCTATACCTTTTAGATAACCTCGTGAAGCAGCTCGACATACTCGTTCTCTTAAACTTCTTAAAGTAGGTAAGTTAGTAAAGAAAGTTTCTTTTAACTTCTTACCTGAATCTTTATTACCACCTACAATACTACCTATCTTAGCATCACCTGCACCATAAACCAAGGCATAAATAAATGTCTTAGCTTGGTCTCTGGTCTCTAATCCTGCCATGTTTTGATTAGCAGTATGTATATCTCCATGTAAGATTTCATTTTTATAATCTTCATCTTTCATGTAGTGAGCTAACATTCTTAACTCTAAACCACTGGCATCTACTCCAAGTAATTTATAACCCTCTGGAACAATCCAACAACTTCTACATTCTTTACCATATAACGAACCCATGTTTGGAACTTGAGCCATATTAGGATTACGATGGGTCATACGACCAGTTATGGTGCCATTAGGTATTACTTGTCCATGCACTCTACCATCATCTTGTAAAGAACTAAGCCATGAATCAACCTGTGCTATTCTTTTTTGATACAACAGATAATCAGCTATTAGAGTAGCTTGGGGTATATCTGTTATTTCTGATAATACTTTTTCATCTACTATCGGTTGTCCTGTAGGAGTAAACTTTTTAGGCTTCCAACCAAAGTCTATAAGATACTCTCCTATTTGTTTTCTAGAACCTAAATTAAATGTCTGTAATTTTTTTCTGTAGAAAGGTTTACTAACACAATCATCATATTCTTGTGGTGTAAGTCCTACTCTAGACAAGGACCCATCTTTCTTAAACTTAGGCACAACTAATTTATCTTTAATTAGTTTAGGA